CTGAGATAGCGGGTTATCACCTACGGGTGGTTTCCAACTTTGCGGGTGCAATCCCGTGGTCAAAGAAGACCATGCTTAAAGAGTTTGCACAGGCTGACATTGTGGTGCTACCGGCGACAGAGACTTACAAAAGCGCAAACAGAGCAATCGAGGCAATCCGGCAGGGTTGCTTTGTGGTGGCAGAGCCGCATCCGGCTTTAGAGGGTTTTCCTATCTACATCGGCAACATCAAGGACGGAATTGAATGGACTTTGAAGAACAAACCAAACCGGCTCATATCCAAGGCGCAATCCTTCGTGACGGAAAGATTTTCGCCGCAAACACTAATCGAACAGTGGAAGACAGCTACGGCACGGCCTACAACCTCGGATGTGGCACAAAGAAATGGGACGGATGGATAAATGTCGATCTTTACTCTGATGTTTCTGACATTAAGTGCGATTTACGCAAGCTGGAAATTGCGTCTGATTCGGCTGATGCCGTTGCTGCGATTCATGTTTTAGAGCATTTTTATGAGTGGGAAGTTGCCGATCTGTTGACTGAGTGGAAACGGGTGCTTAAGCCTGGCGGCAAGATGATCCTAGAGCTTCCGTGCATGGATAAAGTGTTTGCCTATGTTACCAACTGTGTGGCTAACAAAGAGCCTTTGCAGCCATTTATGACCCTGAATGCGCTGTATGGTGATCCAAAGTATAAGAACGAAGCGATGTGCCACCATTGGGGCTGGTTTCAAGTTCCGTTGCGCCAAATGCTTGAGTCGGTGGGCATGCAAAGAGTTGAGTTTTTTGAGCCTCGCTACCATTTTCCATTCAGAGACATGAGGATTGAATGCTACAAGGAGTCTTGAGCAACGAACAGCGGCATGAGCAAATGGCTCAAGCCAAAGGCCCAATGCTTAAGAAGAAAAAGCATTTCAATAGCAAGTGGGCATCAATCGTGTGTTACGGGCCAAGCCTAGCGGACACATGGCAGCAGATCCGGCGACCAATCGTTACAGTGTCAGGGGCGCACGATTACTTAGTTGAGCGCGGGATAGTGCCAGATTTCCATGTGGACTGTGACCCAAGGGAGCATAAAGCCAGAATGCTTAAAATGCCCCAGAAGGCCACGAAGTACCTAATGGCTACTGTGTGCCATCCAAGTTGGTGGGAAGTGCTGAAGGGCCATAACGTGCGTCTGTGGCACTTGATTAACGGCAACGACCTAGAAACAGTGGCATGGGTGGCGGCAAACCATCCAGAAGGCTTGGAGAGCATGCTTTCTGGCGGCTCAACTGTTGGCATGAGGGCGATGGAAGTGATGGCGGCGCTGGGCTACCGGCGATTTAGGTTTCACGGCATGGATTGCAGCTACTTAACAGACCGGCATGCTGGGCCTCATTTGGGCAAAAATCAAGATAAAATATTTGTCAAGGCTGGGGATAGAGTATTCCATACGACTCGACAAATGCTAGAGGCGGCAATTGAGATGGAGGAATTCATCAAAACTCAGGATGCAGAGCTTGCATTTTTTGGCGATGGTTTAATGCAAGAAACCGCGCTACAACTTAAGGAAATGGCATGAAAAACGAAGTGGCTGGCTGGACAGATGAATCATTTATGGAGAGCAATCGCGGCAAAATGGCGGTGTTCTTCCATGCGGTTCAGGTGCAAAACAACTTTAAAACGGCTGAAGAAAAGCGGCCAATCTTTCAAGAGCGCATTTTCCTCAAGAAGTTAGTGCCTGGCGACAACACCTTAACAATTGATCGCCCAATGCGTGAGCAAGACATTGAGGACTTTCCGGTTGAGTGGGCAAGGTTTGAGCAGAAGAAGGAAGCCACAGTGCCAGGCACACCAATTGAAGTCTGGAATGCAATTTCCGAGACTCAAAAAGCTGAGTTTAAAGCGCTTAACATTTTTACCATTGACCAGTTTGCCCAGCTTTCGGACATTGCTGGCAATAAGATCATGGGTTTTAACGATTTGCGCGACAAGGCACGGGCATTCATTGCTGCGGCTCAAGACTCGCAGATGTTTGACAAAATCCGCGCTGAGACAGAGAAAAAATTGCAGGCTCAGGATGTTGAAATGGCTGAACTCCGTGCGATGATTGCAGAGTTGACGGCTAAAAAAGCCGGTCGCCCTAAAAAAGAACTGGTGGAGTAAATGGCCTACACATTACTGCAATTGGTAGATCAAGTCTCAGGCGAGTTAGGCTTGACTCAGCCAGCTTCAGTAATCGGGTCAACCAACAACCAAACTATGCAGATGCTGGCGCTAGCCCAGCGTTTAGGCAAAGACTTGGTGCGTGACTTTGAGTGGCAAAAGCTAGTCCAGGCGTACATCTGGCAAACGGAAGTGGCGGTAACTACCACCGGCACGATCACTGCCGGATCAAGCGTTATTACTGCTATACCAAGCACGGCAGCATTGCAAGTTGGCAATGTCATTACTGGCACAGGCCAAGCCCCGTATGCTGAAATATTGACGATTGACTCTGGCACACAGGTTACGCTTAACACGCCTGTATCAACGTCAACGGCATCCGTCTCCATGACATTTGCCAAGCAAGATTACCCATTACCAAGCGGCTACGACAGGATGATTTCTGACACCAATTGGGACAGAACGGATCACTGGCGCAACCTTGGCACTAAGTCTTCACAAGATTGGCAATTCTTGCAGGGCGGCATTATTTCGATTGGCCCACGCGAGCGCTATCGCATTTACAACGGCAAGTTTAGGATTTTCCAAGCCCTGACCACTGTCTACAACTTCTCTTTTGAATACGTTTCGAACTATTGGGTGTGTGCAGCCGGTTCAAGCACGGGAACAAAAGCAGCCTACACAGCAGACACGGACACTTCTGTTTTTCCTGATGACTTGATGCTGGCTGGCTTGCGGTTTTATTTCCTCAAGGCCAAAAAGCTGGACTACGGCGCAGAGCTAGCAGAATTTAATCGCGCACTGAGCTATTGCAAAGCCGGTGATGTGCCTGTTTCGGCCATGAGCCTTGCGCCGGTTGGTATGAATCAACTGGTAGGCCCGTGGAGTGTGCAAGATGGCAATTGGCCTAGTGTTTAAGGAGACGATATGAAATTAGATGGTTTGTATGCCAACATTCAGGCAAAGAGAGAAAGAATAGCAGCGGGATCGGGCGAGAAGATGCGTAAGCCTGGCACTGAGGGCGCACCTACCGCCAAGGCATTTAAAGAGGCTGCAAAGACTGCAAAGCCTGAGAAGAAAAAATGACAGCAGCTTGGCAACGCAAGGAAGGCAAAAACCCAGAGGGCGGTTTAAACGCCAAGGGTAGAGCCTCGGCCAAAGCCGAAGGCATGAATTTAAAGCCACCCGTAAGTTCTGGGGACAACCCGCGCAGGGCATCATTTCTTGCGCGGATGGGTAACATGCCTGGCCCAATGGAAAAGAACGGCGAGCCTACTAGACTTGCTTTGTCGCTAAAGGCATGGGGCGCAAGCTCCAAAGAAGACGCGCAGGCAAAATCTAAAGCCATATCGCGCAGAAACAAAGCCTGATGTTAAATTCAATCGCACGGGGGGCGGGTTTAAGAACGCAAAGCTCCACGACCATCACAATCCCAGCACCTATTGGCGGTTGGAATGCGAGGGATTCGCTTGGCGCTATGCCAGTGGGCGATGCGGTGACACTGACTAATTGGTGGCCTGGCACTAACTCTGTGGTGCTGCGCTATGGTTACACCAAACACGCTACAGGCATTACGGGTCAAGTTGAATCGGTAATTGCGTATTCTGGCGTTACGGCAAACAAACTTTTTGCTGCTGCTGGAACTAACATTTACGATGTTACGGCTGGTGGTGCGGTAGGCTCTGCGGTTGTTTCAAGCCTGACCAATGCCAGATGGCAATACATTAATATGCGGACTTCATCATCCTACTTGATGATGGTGAATGGCGCGGACAAGCTGCGGTTTTACGATGGCACAAATTGGGCAAAAGATGGCGATGGCGGCGGCTATGACATAACGGGCGTAGACACAGCAGATTGCTCAAACATCACTTTGTTTAAAAACAGGGTGTGGCTAATTGAAGACGGCTCTTTAAAGTCTTGGTATTTGCCCATTAATTCCATTGGTGGTGCAGCGGTGGCGCTGGATATGTCTAGCCTGGTGCAGATGGGCGGCTACCTTGTGGCGGCAATGACATGGACGCTAGACGCTGGTTATG